AACCGCTGCTGCTGGTCTATCTGCAGAAGCTGGAGAGTTTCAAGAGATTGTAAAGAAAATGCTTTTCCAAGGAAAGCCGTGGAATGACGACAATCACGAACATCTTATCAAAGAACTGGGTGACATTATGTGGTATGCTGCACAAGCATGTCTTGCACTTGGTGTTAGCTTTGATGAAGTTATCTTTATCAATACGCTTAAATTGGCTGCTCGATATCCTGAAGGAAATTTTAGTGTAGAGCGATCCGAAAACAGGAAAGACGGAGACATTTAATTCTAAATAGAGGGGTAAACTCCCCTCTTTTTTAATGGCAAGTATTAGGGATTCTTGGTATAAGTATACCAGATATTATTCTGAGGGTTTTCAAATAACCCTTAGGAAAGAGAGCCCAATATATAATGGAGACGGGGCAAGAGCTACAAAAATTGCAGATCTTCCTAGGGCTGCTGTTGTGCATGTTCATCCGATCGATGCTACAAATTATGTTCCTAGGGTGAAGATAACTTTCGACTCAAATAAAGAAGGTTGGATTGCAACACCAAATTTAAATAAGCCTGGAGTATCCACTGGAGGAAAAGTCAAAGTTACTTGTGATTTAAAGCCAGAAAGATTTGTTGGGATCACAGGTTCAAAAATGACAGTCAAAAAATATTATGATGCCGTCATTAAGGCTATCGACTTGAGACCAGATAATGAAGTTCCAATGATTCTTAAAAATTATTTAAAGGAATTGACGGAATATTGTATTAATCATGATCCATCAGATAGACCTGGATTAGTAGCTGCATTTAATGAACTTCAAAATTCTGAATATATTGACTGCATGAATGCAGTAGATAAAGATTTTTCTGAGATTATTGCTCCACTTTGTGTATTAGATAGAGCAGAAGCTGATTTAGCTAGCTATGGATTCCCTGAACTAAACAAAAGAAACGGATTAGTATTTTTACCAATAGAAGGGAACTTTCCTCTGGTTGACTTTTTGATCTATGATGATAAAGAAAGAGAATATAAATTTTCAGTTAAGAAGATATCTGGAACCACTAACGTAGTAAAAACATCAGATATTGTAAATCTATTATCTAGATATGATCATGATCAGTGGGCAGTTGAATATAGATCAACACCAGATTTTAAGATGTTAGAGATACTTGCTGGAGATGGTGTTAGAGTTGGATCATTCAAAGCTTTGAAATTTGCAGTTGAGACTTATCCTAGTGAATTTCCAACTTCAGTGGTAAACGGTATAACTTCTATGGTTCCTGTAGATGGCGATCCCGAGGAGACAGTTGTGCAAGAGGCACAAGACCTATGGCTTGACCTCGCTGCAGAGTATTATAATGAAGGAGTGACATACTGGAGGGAGGGTCATCCCACAATTCAAGCTAAAGGATATGTATCATTAGCTTCTCTTATTGCTCAAACTTCTATCGGCAAACTTAGCTCAGTGAAGAAAAAATTCACATACCGTAAGGTGATGGAAGAGTTTGTTATGAGGGAAGTTGTATACTATAAGTTTAGAACTGTTAGGGGGCTGCCTGAGTTTTACATGGAAAACCATCTAAGAAATAGATTAGATCCCTCTGATAACTTTTACTTGAGAGTTAAGTCTTCTATCGGCAATCCATATCGAGATACAATTGGAGTTCAACCATAATGGCAAAAAACACTCACCTAGAACACTTAGAAGATGACATCTTTAATAATGGATATGCTGGTGCTCAGAATGCATTGACATTTTTAAAGTCTCTTCGAGATATGCTTACTGAAAATGGAAATGGAACAGGAACGAAAGTAACTGTTAAATGGGATGGCGCCCCTGCTATTTTTTGTGGAACTGATCCTGAAACAGGATTTTTCTTTGTTGGCACGAAATCTGTTTTTGCAAAAACTGAACCGAAGATATGCTACGATGATGCAGACATAGATCTTTGGTATGGAGATCATCCAATTAAAGATAAATTAAAGATGTGTTTAGCACATTTATCCAAGCTTGGAATTAAAGGAGTAATTCAAGGAGATCTTTTATATACTCAAACCCCTCCGTTAGCAAAGATGGGGGGTAAAGATTGCTATAGATTTAGACCAAACACAATTACTTATTGTGTTGACGCAAATACGGAGCTTGGTAAAAAAGTAGGCAATAGTGAAATGGGTATTGTATTTCATACTCACTATACTGGAACTAGTATGGCAACTATGAATGCTGGGTTTGGTGTTGATGTATCTCCATATCAGGGATATTCTAAAGTTGCTGTATTCTCTGCAACATTCCAAAATGTTGGGGGTGCAGCTAATTTGAGCACAACTGAAAAAGCAAAACTCAACAATAGCATTACTGTTGCTGAAAGAAACTTAAAGCAGGGAAAACCATTTCTGGATATTATTGGCGGGGGCACAAAGTCATTTGACTATGCAGCCTTATTTAAAATTTACTTCAACGATGTAATTAAAAAGGGAGTCATTCCTAGTAATTCTAGTGCAATGGCTGCTGGCTTTGCTTCCTTTGTTGAGGCAAGATATAAGGCAGAAATCACCAAAAAGAAAACAGAAAAAGCTAAACTAGAGTGGGAAAAGAAACGTGCAGATTCTCTCAAATTTCTAAATAGTAATAAATCTACTATGTTTGCAGCACTATCTGGATTTAAAAATTTGATGGCTGCAAAAATTCAGCTTATCAATAAGCTTAAGAAGATTGAAGGTGTGGGAACATTTTTAGAGGATGAAAATGGATACCGTGCGACTTCTCCAGAAGGATTTGTTGCAATTAAAGATGGGATGGCAATGAAACTTGTAGACAGACTTGAATTTTCTAGAGCAAATTTTACAGTAGCTAAGGATTGGAAAAAATGAAATTTAGGCAATTTATTCTTGAAGCAGTAGAGACTTTAAAGAAAGCCACAACTGGTCAAGCTGCCCCCAAAAAACCTACCGAGAAAAAGGAAATTGCTTTTACCTTTGGAAGATTCAATCCTCCACATGCTGGTCATGGTAAACTTTTAGATTCTTGTGGTAAAGCTTGTAAGAACTATAGAGTTTATGCTAGCCCATCACAAGACGCAAAAAAGAATCCCTTAGATCATAAGACTAAGGTTACGCATATGCAGAATTTGTTTCCAAAACATGCGGATAAAATTGATACTACTGGAGAGCACAGAAATGTGTTTGATATTATGTCAAGTCTACACGATGAGGGACATACTCATGTAAAGATGGTAGTAGGTGACGATCGTGTAGAAGAGTTCCAATCTTTATTCGACAAGTATAAAGATAAGTATCCAAATATTAAAAAGATTGATGTTCAATCTGCAGGAGCCCGAGATGAAGAATCGACGGATCCGATTGAAACACTTTCTGCATCTAAGCAAAGATTACATGCTCAAAAAGATGATCATGAAAGCTTTCATACTGGGATGCCAAAAGGAACAGATCCAGAGCATTCGAAAAAATTAATGCAAGATGTTCAGGCAGCAATGGCTAAGAAAGAAGAGAAAAAGAAGCCTGCTGCCAAAAAGAAAAAGGTCGAATCAATTCATGAAGTATGGGAGATTGCTCCTAGCTTAGATTATGAAACACTACGCCATCACTATATTCTAGAAAATATCTATAAGATTGGTGCCATTGTTGAGCACATGGATACTGGAATTAGAGGAGAAGTATTACACAGAGGAACCAACTATTTGATTTTTGTTGATCAGGATAATAATTCTCATAGAGCTTGGCTTACTTCATTGAATGAAGTAAATAAGAAAGAGTCTGCAGATCAATCATCGACAGGAAATAATTGGTATGTTGGAGGCGATAAGTATAGAGAGGATGTTCAAAAAATGACACCAGGGCAACCTGTTGTAAAATTCTCAGAGTTTAGAAAAAATAAATAGTATTATAAAAGTAGGTAAAACTAAAAAATGAGTCTTTCACTTTCCCTAGCCTCTTCATTAATTGGCTATTCTATTGAAGAGCAAACAAAAATTCTCAGACAGGTTGAGCTTGGTCTTATGGAAGAGATCAGCTTTTCTGAGTTTATTGCTAACAATCAAGCTCTTCCAACAAAGAGATTAAAGGATGCTGCATTAAAAGTTTATTCTGAAGTGGAGCAGTATGATGAGCCTATGGAAGGTTATGCTGGATTTCCAGTTGAAAAAGATAAGTTGATGAAGAAGAGAGAAGAAACTGAAGATAGAAATATTGGTAGAGTATATCAATACAATGGTCAGCAAGTTGTAGTTACCAGTAAGAGATCTGATGGTAGCTATATGATTACAGACAAGAAGGGCAACAAGTCTGCAAGAAAGCCTTCTGACCTTGGCATCAAGGCAGCAATGGGAATTGGCGTTCAGGAAGGAATTGATATTGAAGATCTACATCAGCAGATGCTAGATGAAAAGAAAAAATATATTGGAAATAAAGGAAAGCAAGATGATCCTTGCTGGAAAGGATATGAAATGGTTGGGATGAAAAAGAAAGGTAGTAGAGATGTTCCCAACTGTGTTCCCAAAGAATCAGTAGAGCATTTAGATGAAAAGATTACATCTAAAACTGATATGGGAACTGCAATCAAAGATTTCCAATCTTCGAAGTCTGCTCAACTAGCAGGAAGAACTAAAGAAGAAAGAAGAAAGGCAGCAATTGCAGCAGTCTTAACTGCTCGTAGAGGTGGTAGAAAGCTTGGAGAAGCTTTAGATGCTGTAGGTAAGGAAGATTCCGACGTTGATAATGATGGCAAGAAGAATGATAAGAACGATAAGTATCTAAAGAATCGCCGTGCTGCGATTGCTAAAGCAATGACAACTCGCAAAGAAGAGTTTGAAATTGATGATGAGGTAATTGCTGAAGCAGAGGGTTCTTATGGTCAAACTCCAAATGCTAGATCTGCAATGAGTAAACTGACTCTTAGTAGAATGCGTAAACCTGCAAGTGAGTATTCACAAAGGGGTGAGAAAACCAAAAAAGTAAAGGAAGCAGAAAAGCACGCAAGCAGACAGAATCGACTAGCAAGTGGAAGTACTCGCTACGGTTCAAGAGGTGAAATGGATCAAGCTCGTAGAAATTGGTCTAGAGGTGCTGATGATTATGGTCATACTGGATATGATGGAGAGGGATATGGTGGTTCAGTAACCAAGAATCCTAAGAAACTGCGTAAGCAAAAGGCAATGGGTGAGATTGCTAAGGAGCAGTTTGAAATTGATGAAGCAACTGCAATGGCAAAGCGTGGATATGATGAAGCACCTATTCGTAATAAGATTGCTAAGTCTACTGGTGGCGGTAAGTCTGCAGATAGAGCAACTGCACTTGAGAACAGACCAACCTATGGTGACGATAAGAAGGCAAAGGCGAGACAAGAACTTGCGAGAAAGCAAAGAGGTGACTTCCGTAAGACAACATCATCATCTCCTGGTCTCCATGGTTATGCTCACAAGTCAAATGATCCTGCTGTAAAAGCAAAGCAAGCAGCAAGAGGTGCTCAGAGAGGTGCCCTAACTCCTTCTGAGAAGAAGCAACTTAATAGAGAATCATATTCTTGGCGTCAAGCAATGGGGATTGAAGATGGAGAATAATAACAGCACCAAGAGAAAGCAATTTAAACGTGTAGTTGTAAATCCTAAAACAGAAGATCTCATGAAAGAAACTTATAGAGACAGTATTAAAGGTTTAATCGAAGAGATGAAAACCAAAGCGAAAGCATCCCTCAAGAAAAAGGAAAAGGGGGAGGAAGATGAAGGCTGCAGCACACATGATGATAAAATTGAAGAAGCAAAGAAAGACGATTCATATCTAGAAACTGATATGAACAAGCGTCAAAAAAATAATGAAAAGGCTATTGCTGATATGAAAAAGACCAAAGCACATCGTGATATGGTCAAGGCAGCTAGCAAGCATTTTGAAGAAACTGAATATGTTGAAGAGAGCAGTGAAGAAAGAAAAGAACTAAGAAAGTTAGCTGCACAAGAAAGAGCAGCAGAAAAAAAGCATGAGAGAGAGTGGAGATCTACTAGTAAGCCAGGTGAAAAGAAAACAGGTCCGAAATACAGCACAACTAAATTACCAAAGAGAGATGGTGCTGATTACGCAGAAAAGACCCTAAGAAGTGCTCATGCTATTGATAAGCTAACCAGAGGGAAAACCCTTCATGGTATGTCGGAGGAATCAGAACAAGTTTCCGAAAGATATTATGGTAGATATCAAACTTATTCTGGGCACTATAAAGATAGAGATGAGCCTGGGGAAGAAGATTGGAGACCCGATGTTAAAGCACATAATGCTTCTTTAAAGAAAAAGAAGGTTAAGCTCAAGAAAGAAGACGAAAAATCATAAATAAAAAGGGGTTCCTCCAAAGTTAAATTTGCTTTAAGGAGAAAATCATGGCAAACGTTGTAGAATTAGTAAGACCAATTTTATTTGCTTTTTTAAATTCCTGCCACACCAAAAGACTAGTGGTAGATCTTGTTGATAGATATGTAAAGACTACAGATAATGATATCGATGATGTTATTGCAAGCTCAGTAAGAGCAGCTCTTCTTAAGAATTGTAAGTGATAACATGTCTAGTTGTTGCTCATGGAGTAACAGTTATTTTTGCTACCTTATGGCTAATATCAGAGATATTGGCTTTAATACCTTGGATTAAGTCGAATAGTATATTTCAATTACTTAGAAGTTTTCTTAGAGCTTTGGTTCGCAAAGTAAAGTAAACAGGGAGTCTCTGACTCCCTGTTTTTATAAATATCTTTTAGGAACTGTTTAAAAAAGAAACATGGCAATTTTCGGAAAAATCGATGCTAAAGCTTTAGCAACAAACGTTGCTGTAGTTAACGGAGATGCTACAGTAACTACTACTGGAAGTTTCACTAATACTGCAACTGCTGATTATATTGAACCTGGAGACATCCTTGCTCTATCTGGTGTTCAGTATATTGTAAGAGAAGTCACAAGTGCTACTTCCTTAGAGCTTCATAAAGCATATGCTGGATCTACTGGAACTGTAACTGCTGCAAATGCGATTCGCAGAACAGCTCCAAAGGCAGTTGCTGAGTATGTAGTAAAAGGTGGTGATACTAATGTAGGTTCACTAATCTTTGTCGATACTACTGAGGTAGCTTTAAACGAAAACAGAGTCAGAGGTCTCACTTCTCCTGGTTGGTGGGTATATAAGACATATACAGATGCTGCTGGTAAGACCAGACACAAATCAGAGTGTATTGCAGTAGTCAAAGCAACTGCAGCAGTTGCTGGAGATTACTCTGATAATCCAGCTGCAGACGTTGCTTCTGCAGTTACTATCAGTGTTCAGCCAGCCAATTCAACTTCTTCAAGTGGTGCTGGAACATTTACACTTACCACCACAACAACAGGAACTCCTGGAACTCTTATCTATCAGTGGCAGCGTCAAACTGCTTCAGGAACAACCTGGAGAAATGTTACTGCATCTTTAGATTCTGGAGTTACATATTCGGGAATGGCTACAGCTACACTTTCATACAGTGGTCTAGCTGATACTGCACTTAATGGTTACAAGTATAGAGTAAAGGTTACATCTGAGGGTGGAACTGAAGAGGTTATTTCCAATGGTTCTGCAACGCTAACCTTTGGAACCTGATAAATAAAACAAAAAATAAATAGTAATATACTGGTATGAGATTTAATGAACTGAATGAAAGCAACTATATGATGTTTGCTATTAAACATTATGATAATCCACAGTCTGTTACTATGGATGATTTCTTGGAAGATCTTAATAGATTTAAGTATCTAAAAAGATTATTTAATAAGTATTTGAATTCTGGAACTTTAAGAGTTCATCTAATACTAAATCATTTAATCATTTTATTTAATGTCTTTAATGAGGCGACAATACCTCTTTTACTCTACAAGTTAGAGTATAAGCATTGGAGCCTATTAAAGACATTTTTATTATTTTTAGATAGATATCCAAGTGACTTGGGAACATTAGCAAACATAGAAATTGAGATAGAAGCACAAAAACAGTTGGAGAAGATTTAATGGATGGTGCAATTACTAATTCTGTAGGAACTGGTTCTGAAGTTGCACTGCCTCCAGCTCATGAACCTCCAGGTAAACTAGCATCACAGAAAAAGAAAAAGAGAAAGTTTAAATCTCCCGTATCAGAATCAATTCAAGAGTCTGTTGGTTACTTTCCATTTAAAATTGAAATTGATTTTAGTGAATTTATTTTATATGGAAAAAGTGTATCTGAAATCAAATTGGTTTTAAGAAAAATATACAGACCTGAAGCAATTACTGTTGCTAAAATTACTAGATTGCAGCCTAATGAAGTTATAAAGTATTTCTATGATAAAAGAATGGCGGCACTTCATCATATTGCAAACCCTAAAGCGGAGTAATCAGATGCAACCAAGATCAGACGAGAGATTGGCAGTTCTTGAGGAAAAGCTTAATATCTATGAAGAGCTTTCTAGAGAAATGCTTTATAAATTAGAAAGTGCTGTATCTAAAATATCTGAAGCGAATCAAAATATTTCTATGATCTTGACAAAACATGAAGCCAGATTAGATCAAACTGAGAAGGCTGATGAAGCTCTATTGGAGTTAATTAAAAATCAAAGATCAGATCTAGATAAGATAGAAAATAGAGTGAATGATCTTTCTAGATTTAGATGGATTGCTGTTGGTGTAGCCACAGCCGCGACCGTGATCATTACAGCTTCAAATCTTTTCGCTGACCTATTGACACCAGACCACAAAAAGAATATGATGAGAGGAAATGGTGAAACGCAATTGGCGTGTTTGTTAAATCATGAACATAGTTGACGATAGATATGTAAAGCTGGTATCTTCTCGTTTAGATAAATTTACTGTAAAAAAATCAAACCTCTATAACTTTAGGTGCCCATATTGTGGCGACTCGCAAAAGCATAAGAGCAAAGCTAGAGGATATTTTTTTCTGAAAACAAATGATGTTATTTTCAAATGTCATAATTGTGGTGTTGGTAGAACTATAGGAAACTTTCTCAAAGACAACGCTCCAGATTTGTATGACGAATACCTCCTAGAAAGATATAAAGAGGGAATGACAGGAAAGGGAACAGTTGTTCCTACGCCAAAATTTAAACAGACAGATACAAAACAAAGATTTAAATCTGCAGATCTGGTATCGATAGTAGATCTAAATAATGATCATCCAGCAAAACAATATTTACTTTCTAGAAAAATACCACAAGAATCTCTATCTAATCTATTTTACTGTGAAAGATTTAAAAGATGGGTTAATACCAAAAAGCCAGGAACATTTGAAAATCTGCAAAATGATAGACCAAGAATTATTATTCCTTTGATTGACTTTGATGGAACTTGGTTTGGCATACAAGGTAGATCCTTAGAGCCCAAGGCAAAACTTAGATACATTAGTATTATGTTCGATGATGCTACATCTAAAGTATTTGGATTAAATCGTATTAACAAGGAGGAAAGAATCTATGTTACAGAAGGACCATTTGATTCACTTTTCCTCAGAAATTCCCTTGCAATGTGTGGATCTGACGTGTCTCTTGACAGTTTTAATTTTAGCGACGTTGTGTATATATACGACAACGAGCCACGAAACAGACAAATTGTTGATCGAATGTCAGACTGCATTGACAGAGGGGATTCCCTTGTGATTTGGTCGAACGAAATAAAAGAGAAAGATATTAATGACATGGTAATAGCTGGTTATAATATTCAAACTGTGATAGAATCATCAATCTACTCAGGATTAGAAGCAAAAGTTAAGTTAAACAGTTGGAGACGAGTATGATTAAAGTTCAAAAAAGAAGCGGAACAATTGAAGAGCTAGATCTTGATAAAATACATGTTATGGTAGAACATGCATGTAGTGGGCTCGCAGGAGTTTCGCAATCACAAGTAGAAATGAATGCCAACCTTCAATTCTTTGATGGTATTCAAACTAGTGATATTCAAGAGATCTTAGTTAGATCTGCTAATGACTTAATCAGCCTAGATAATCCAAACTACCAATATGTGGCAGCTAGACTTTTATTATTTGGTCTTAGGAAGTCTGTGTATGGTGAACATCCAGATCGCCGCCCTACACTACTAGAACATATTAAAAAGTCTGTAGACATTGGTGTATATGATAGTTTAGTATTAGATAGCTATACTGAAGAAGAAATCGAACAGCTAGATGATATGATTGATCATGAAAGAGATCTTCTCTTTACATATGCTGGGTTACGTCAAGTTGCAGATAAATATCTTGTGCAAGATAGGAGTAGTGGTCAAATATACGAGACCCCTCAGTTCATGTATATTATGATTGCTGCTACTTTATTCTGCAATTATCCTAGTGATATTAGATTGACATACATCAGAAAATATTACAATGCAATCTCAAAGCACAAAATCAACATTCCAACTCCCATCATGGCAGGAGTTAGAACACCACTTAAACAGTTTGCTAGTTGTGTTCTTATTGATTCTGATGATACCCTCGACAGTATCTTTAGCAGTGACATGGCTATTGGTAGGTATGTTGCTCAGAGGGCAGGCATTGGTATTAACGCAGGCAGAATCCGTGGTATCAACAGTAAAATCAGAGGGGGAGAAGTTGCTCATACAGGGATTATCCCATTCCTCAAAAAGTTTGAATCGACTGTCAGATGTTGTACACAAAACGGGATTCGTGGTGGAAGTGCTACTGTTCACTTTCCAATCTGGCACCAAGAAATAGAGGATATTATTGTATTAAAGAACAATAAAGGAACTGAGGATAATCGTGTTCGCAAGTTAGACTATTCAATTCAAATCAGCAAGTTGTTCTATGAACGATTCATTGCAAACGAAGAAATTTCTTTATTCTCTCCACACGACGTTCCTGGTCTGTATGATGCTTTTGGCACTGATAGATTTGACGATCTATATGTGGCTTACGAACGAGATACTTCTATTCCAAGAAAAAGTATCGGGGCTCAAGAACTTATTCTAGATCTTCTTAAAGAACGAGCTGAGACTGGTCGTGTTTATATTATGAACATTGATCACTGCAATTCGCATTCATCATTTAAGGATAAAGTAAATATGTCTAATCTCTGTCAAGAGATTACACTTCCTACAGATCCAATTCAACACATTGATGGTGAAGGCGAGATTGCACTGTGCATTCTTTCTGCAATTAATGTTGGTAAGCTTAAGAATCTTGATGACTTAGAAGAACTTTGTGATCTTGCTGTTAGAGGTTTGGATGCGCTTATTGATTATCAAGAGTATCCAGTTAAAGCTGCTGAAGTCTCTACTGTTAATCGTCGCTCATTGGGCATCGGCTATATTGGTCTAGCTCACTATCTTGCAAAGCATGGATATAAGTATGATCAGCAAGAAGCCTGGGAATCAGTTCATAATTTGACAGAAGCTTTTCAGTATTATCTATTGAAGTCTTCAAATCAATTGGCGAAAGAAAAGGGTGCATGTGGCTACTTCCATAGAACCAAGTATGCTGATGGTATTCTTCCTATTGATACATACAAACAAGATGTAGATGAAATCGTATCTCATAAATTGAACTATGACTGGGAATCTCTTAGGGCATCTATCCTTAAATATGGGCTTAGGAACTCAACACTGTCCGCACAGATGCCATCGGAGAGCAGTTCCGTTGTGTCAAACGCAACCAATGGAATCGAGCCACCTAGAGACTACTTGTCCGTTAAGAAGTCAAAGAAAGGTCCACTTAAGCAAATTGTTCCCCAGTATCAAACTCTCAAGAACAATTATACGCTTTTGTGGGATATGTCTAGCAACGCTGGTTATATTAATATCGTTGCTGTAATGCAAAAGTTCTTTGATCAGGCAATCTCAGGTAACTGGTCTTATAATCCAGAAAATTATGAAGACAATCAAGTTCCAGTTAGTGTCATGGCTCAAGATTTCTTGATGACTTATAAGTATGGTTGGAAAACTTCATACTATCAGAATACATATGATGCAAAGAGAGATGAAGATGCACCACAAAAGAGTGCAAAAGTAGAATCATTAATTGATGAATTGATGAATGTAGATGATGACTGCGATAGCTGTAAAGTATAGGAGATTAATCAATGATTAAAGGGATGACAGTTTTCAATACAACAAAAGGAGACTCCAAAATTCAGCCAATGTTTTTTGGCTCTCCTTTAGGTATACAAAGATATGATGAATATAAATATCCTATTTTTGAAAAGCTTGCGCAAACTCAAATTGGATATTTTTGGAGACCAGAAGAAATCTCTCTACAGAGAGATAGAGCAGATTACCAAAAACTTAGTGATCAACAAAAGCATATTTTTACCTCCAATCTTAAATATCAAATTTTACTTGATTCTGTGCAGGGGCGTGGGCCTAGTATGGCTTTTGCCCCATACTGCTCACTACCTGAACTTGAGGGCGCTATGAAGGTGTGGGAATTTATGGAGATGATCCATTCACGTTCTTATACCTATATCATTAAGAATGTTTACTCTGACCCAACTGAAGTATTTGATACAATCTTGCAAGATGATAAAATTCTTGCAAGGGCAGAAAGTGTAACTTCTGCATATAATGAATTCATTAATTGTGCCTATGAATATGGTGGAAGCAATCAATGGATGTTTGTCAATGAAGGTGTTCCCTCTAGCATTGATACACTCAAAGACGTAAAGAGAAAACTGTATAGAGCAGTTGCAAACGTCAATATTCTTGAGGGCATTCGTTTTTATGTGAGCTTTGCTTGCAGCTTTGCATTTGGTGAGCTTAAACTCATGGAAGGATCTGCAAAGATTATTTCGCTAATCGCTAGAGATGAAAGTCAGCATTTAGTGCTTACCCAGAACATTCTTAAGAATTGGGAGAATGGTGATGATCCTCAGATGAAAGAGATTGCTGAAGAAGAAAGAGATAATGTTAGAAATATGTTTATTCAAGCAGTCAACCAAGAAAAAGAATGGGCAAGCTATCTGTTTAAGGATGGAAGCATGATTGGATTGAATGAAAAGCTACTTGGTAACTATGTAGAATGGGTAGCTAATCGTAGAATGAAAGCTATTGGATTAAAGCCTGAGTATGATATCTCCTCGAAGAATAATCCTCTCCCTTGGACAGAACACTGGCTTAATAGTAAAGGGCAACAAAACGCACCACAAGAAACTGAAATTGAATCTTACATTGTAGGTGGCATCAAACAAGATGTGAAGAAAGATACTTTTGCTGGTTTTAAACTATGAAGCCCGACTTTGATTTTCAATCATTTTATAGATACTTGCGACAAGTTAAAAAGGATATTATAGAATCCAAAAATCAACAGCAAACTGAAAATAAAAAGTATAAAAGAGAAAAGAAATACAAAAAGAATAAAAACAGTATCAAACGATACAATTAGAGTTGACTAGATATGATAGGGATGCTAAGTTGTCCCTATCGTTCATCCCTATGGGACGGAAGTAAGCCGACTCGGAACGGATCGTTCATTCGCTATTTGAGAATAGCGAACGCAAAAGCCGACTGAAGGAACGCTCTTTAACCTAAAAAACTAAGGAGAAACCTAATGTCACAAGCAACTTATCGTGGTGCTAGCTACGACACTGAAATTCGTAAAGCTGAAATTGTTTCTAATTGGTTGCCGATTATCAGGCAGCAAATTGAAAAGGAGAATAGACTAAAGCAAGCTCAACTTGCCATGGCAATGAAGTGAATACAGGAGGGGATATCCCCTCCATTTTTATTTGGAGAATCGTATGAAAAATGATAGATTGAAGTTGATTATAAGAAATATGAAACTACTCTTAGATCAGCTTGAAAAGGAGCTAGAATTAGTAGATGAAAAACCACAATATATAAGATATGATGACGATGATGATTGATGAATCCTAGTTCAGCAAAAGCCAAAGGTAGAAGATTCCAACAATGGGTTAGGGATATGCTTATTGAGCACAGAAGTATCCACCCAGAAGATATCGAATCTAGATCTATGGGCGCTGGTGGAGAAGATCTAATTATGGCTAGAGATGCCAGGAATAAATTTCCATTTAGCATTGAATGTAAAAATCAGGAAAAGTTGAATATCTGGGAAGCATATGCTCAAGCATGTGCAAATTCAGGTAATCATACTCCTATTCTTTTTATAAAGAAAAACAATAAAAAACCATTAGTAGTTATCGATGCTGAGTGGTTCATTAAGAATTTTAATCAATCGATCGCTTGACACCCCGCTCCAACTGCTATATACTACTAAGGTAATCGAGAGACACAGCAATGAACTTTGAGAGCTTCTTTACTGAAATCAATGATGACCGTTCTTTTCTGGAAGAGTCTGTAGAGATCATGATCGATCAATTGCATTCTCTTGTTTCTGATGGAAACTATGCAGATGCTATAGCTGTAGCAGATCGCATCAAGGAACTTCAGCAGTTGGCTGCCTAGCCCTTGACAAGTCTAGCTTTATGGTCTAGACTCTAATTCTTGCCTTTGTAGCTCAGCGGAATAGAGCATCCGCCTTCTAAGCGGTTGGTCGCAGGTTCGAGTCCTGCCAAAGGCGTTGGATAATATATTATCCATATGCGAGGTTAATTCAGTGGTAGAATGTCTGCCTTCCAAGCAGAACGTCAGGGGTTCGAATCCCCTACCTCGCTTTCAAAGCACTTGCTTTGAACTAAATAACCCTTGTAGTTATTAATACAAAACTATGATGATTCGTTCGTTTATTGCTACCAGTGCTATTGCTGCTACTTCTGTAGTTGCTCCTGCTATGGCTGCAGTCCCCTCTGATGTTCAGCCTACTGACTGGGCATATCAAGCAATTGTTAATCTTAATACTCGTTATGGCTGTCTCGTTGGTTATCCCAACGGCACGTTCAAGCCTGGTCAAGCTGCAACCCGAGCAGAGCTTGCTGCTCTCGTAAATCATTGCCTTGACCACATTACTGCATTTCAGAATGCAGAAGATGCTAAGATTGCTGCTGCCCTTCGTGCAACCAATGCTCGTGTAACTGCTCTTGAAGTTGCTGCAGCTCAAAAAGCACAAGGTGTTGGTAACTATCTTGGTGCTGGTGTTCTTCTCAATCAGCAAGGTGTTGCTGGTAACAGCTATAGTGCTCAACGCACTGTGTCTGGTGGAACCATTCAAGCACGTTATGCTGTGAAGACTTTTACCAATCAAAACGCTGTTTCGGTTCGCCCCTACGTTAACTTCGTAGGCTCTCCTGCTGGTCAAATCGGTGCTGGCGGCGGTGCTCTGGTTTCTTACGATTGGAGCGTTTCCCGTGCTAAGTCTGGCGTAAGCCGTGCTAATGTTTATGCTGGAGCTGGTTACCAGATTCCTTTCGTAAACAACACCGATGCTAACTATCAATCAGCAGTTGGTAATCGTGGTCAAGCTGTGCTTGCTCTGGGTATTGAAGGTCGTCTGACTAACTCTCTGGTTGGTTTTGCTGATCTTAAGTTCCCTACCACCAATGCTGGCAACAGCTATGGTGCAACTAATGGAACCTATTCCCCCGTGTTTACTACGGGTCTCGGATTTAAGTTCTGATATACTTGTGGTGCTTTAAAGCACCACTTCATTCCCTTATAGCTCAATTGGCAGAGCACGGAGCTGTTAACTCTGGGGTTCCTGGTTCGAGTCCAGGTGGGGGAGTCCACCATCACTTGCGTCGGAAAGATAAACCGAAATGCCGTGATGGTGCTAGGGAAGGGGGAAACTTCTTCCCACCTCTGTTAGTCTATTGGTAATGACGGGTGGATAACACACATGGAAACTGGGTTCGATTCCCAGCCAGAGGGAAAGGGCGAATAGCTCAGCGGTAGAGCTACTGGTTTACACCCAGTCGGTCGGGGGTTCGATCCCCTCTTCGCCCATTACCATTTTTTGGTAAATCTTGTATAAATAAAATTACATTGGTGAACAACATGTCTACTTTCAGTAAGCAATTTATGGAAATTAAGATTAGCGATTGCCGCTATTGGCATCCCGCTCAATTCCTCCTGCTTGCTGATAAGTGTAAACGATGAAAGACATCTGACACATAAGCAAGATTTATCAGGGGGGCGGTTGACAAAACCACCCCCCTATTTTATTCTTAATTTGTTGGAGGGGCAGCCCCCTCCCAGCGCACCTCGAAAATTTAAACCTTTAATGGGTCTGTAACTCAATGGTAGAGTAACGGGCTTTTAACCTGGAAGTTGTGGGTTCGAGTCCCACCAGACCCATCGACCGCCACAGTTCGGTCGTTAAACATAAACTGTTCGGGAGAAAGGCTACTATTAGATATGTGTGGCGGCAGTCTGTAAAACTGTTACATAAGAACCGTTGGGGGTGCAATTCCCTCTTCTCCCACCTTGACCCTATAGTGAAGTGGCTATCACGCATCTCTGTCCAAGATGTATCACGAGTTCGAATCTCGTTAGGGTCGTTGGGTTGCTGCAGCAACCCATTTTGTTCCTATCGACTAGCGGTTAGGTCACCACCCTTTCAAGGTGGTAGCACGGGTTCGAATCCCGTTAGGAATACCAACTGGGTGTAGCGCAGCTTGGTCAGCGCGGGGCTTTTGGAAAGCTCAGGTCGTAGGTTCAAATCCTACCATCCAGACTCGGGAACATAGCTCCAATTGGTAGAGCACATGATTGAAGATCATGGTGTTATCGGTTCAAATCCGATTGTTCCCTCTTTGGAACCGTAGCTCAGTGGTAGAGCACTCGGCTGATAACCGAGCGGTCACAAGTTCAAATCTTGTCGGTTCCACTTTGGAAGATTGGCAGAGTGGTTAATGCAGCGGTTTGCTAAACCGTGAGGATAAAACCTCCGTTGGTTCGAATCCAACATCTTCCGCCTTGGAGAATTGTCCGAGAGGTTTATGGTGCAAACTTGGAAAGTTTGTGTGGGTAAAACCACCAGAGGTTCGAATCCTCTATTCTCCGTGGGACTCCAGCAAGGTGCTTGCTAGGATATAAAAGACTGACGCCTCCCTCTTCAGAAAGAGTAACCAGCAGGTCAGCGTCCATTTGGCAGTGTAGTTCAGTGGTAGAACAAGAGATTCATACCCTCTATGTCGGTAGTTCAATTCTACCCACTGCCTTGTGACGTTATCCTAGCGGCTAAGGAACCAGATTGTGAATCTGGGTAGATGGGTTCGATTCCCATACGTCACCCCGCCCGATTAGCTCAGTGGTAGAGCAATTGTCTAGTAAACAATAGGTCGTCAGTTCAAGTCTGACATTGGGCTCTCAACTATCTGGAAATTCCAGATAGTTCAAATGTTCAGGTGGCAGAGTGGTCGAATGCGGAAGTCTGCAAAACTTCTTTCACCGTGGGTTCAAATCCCACCCTGAACTCCTAATCCAGAATCGTCTAACTGGCAGGACACCTCCCTTTGAAGGAGTTTATCTAGGTTCGAATCCTAGTTCTGGAACTATATCCGTGTAGCCCAATTGGAAGAGGCTCCACCTTGAGAGGGTGGGTGTTGGAGGTTCAAATCCTCTCACGGATACCATGTTGGGTTGGTCTAATGGTAAGATGCAGGTCTCCAAAACCTTGCGATGGGGGTTCGAATCCCTCACCCTCCGCCTACCCTCTTAGCTCAGTGGACCAGAGCAATCGGCTACGAACCGATGTGTCGCAGGTTCGAATCCTGCAGAGGGTGTTGACACGGCTGGCGCATTGCCCTATACTACTCAGGTAGTCGAAATTTCACCATGAAACCAAAAGTCATTTTGGAGCGAGAAGGGTATCGATTTGTTGATGCTGGTATTATTGAATTAAATGGTATGCCTGATTTTAGGCTGCAAAAGCAAAATTATTACACCAAGCGTTGGAACGATATTTATCTTTTTGATAATGGTATGCAATGCACTATTGCAATGGAAGACATAGACTACGCACGTTGGCTAGATCCAGAAGGAGTTCCGTGTTATCGTGAAAGGCATTACGACGACGAAGATTAATCTTACCAACTTACTTAATGTTTACTTGAACGATAATGACTATAACTACTAATGAATTTGGTCAACAGAATATGTTTGCCAAAGAACCCACTATGTATATTGATTCGGAGGTACAAGAACAAATGGATAACGGTGTATACGAAACCCATAATGAAAAAGCTGAGCGCCTGAATGGTCGCCTGGCTATGCTTGGATTTGTTGCTGCCATTGGTGCTTATGCACTGACTGGTCAGATCATTCCTGGTGTATGGTGATGGTTGAACTCTTATTTACTATTACATCAATTGCTTTTTTAGTTTTGATGTTTCATGCAGTAAATCAGCTTTCAGAAACATTCTAATTGATGGAGGAGCTATACGGCTCCTTTTTTAATAAATAAAGGCAGATTTGAAAATTACAATGGCAAGAGTAGATCTGCATAATTTCTTTAAGCATTTTGACGAGAATAACCCTAAGCATGTTGCTGCAGTAGAGCAACTTGAAGAAGTGCTTTCAAAAAAAGCACCAGAAGAAATTGATGATAATTCTGGATGGGTAAAAACATTTAGAGCAAAAGTGGAAAAACCAAAATCATCAATTCTCGATGTTCCATTTTTTCCACAAACAGATAATTATAGAGATGCTGACCGTACTTGTAACAGTTCTAGTTGTGCTATGTGTCTTGAGTATTTTAAACCAGGCACGTTAAAGGGGACAAAAGGCGATGATGCTTATGTTCAAAAAGTTTTCTCAGTGGGAGACACAACTGATCACTTGGTTCAAACCCGTGTGTTGGCATCTTATGGTATTAAGTCACATTTTAGCTATGGTCTTTCTTTCGCTGACCTTGATCGTGAGCTTGCTGCTGGGAGACCTGTTGTTATTGGTATTCTCCATAGGGGCTCTTTATCTGCTCCTACTGGTGGTCACATGGTTGTAGTTATTGGTAAGACTCCTTCAGGAGATTATGTTGTTAATGATCCATATGGTAGCCTCAACGACGGTTATACGGGTGCTGTGACCAATGGAAAGGGTGCTGTATATAAGCGTGGAGATCTTGCCCGTAGATGGTGCCCAAAGAGTAATGATGGCTGGGGTAGAATTTTTGAAGCAAAAAAGTAAATTCCCCCACTATACCCAATAGTGGGGTGGCGTTAATAAAGGAATTTGAAGGATGTCATCTCTCGGCATATCCTGATCCACTTACGGGTGGGCTCCCAATTACAATTGGTTGGGGTAGCACTAAAGATTTTAATGGAAAGCCATTTAAACTTGGAGATAAGATCTCACAAAAAGTAGCAGATGATCTACTTATTCATCAAATTAAAACGGAATTTATTCCTATTTTATCTAAGATACCTTATTGGAGTGAAATGAATGATAATAAACGAGGAGCACTTTTATCATTTGCTTACAATCTCGGTGCTAGCTTTTACAATGCAAGCAAC